CGATAACATATTTTGGAAGAACATCTTTCAATCCTTCTCTAGCTAATAACTTATACTCACCAGGTTTAAATTTACTTTCATTGAGATTCATAAGTTTTACAGCTGATGGAATAGACATCACATATCTATAGAAAGGCATGTTAAGTAGAGGGAATCTTCCTTCCATGCCAAAATGTGAACCAAATTTATCATTACGAGTTAAAAAGTCTTCAGCAACTCTAGTAATCATTTCAACGAATAGACAGTTATTAACATGATCGTCACCAAATACTGATTTAGGAAACCAGTTATGCATATATGCTTGGTAGCTTTGGCTTGTAAGATATAATTGATCGTAATTAAGAGTAAGACCTTTACCTTTTTTCCACCCACACGTTAAGAAGTGATCTTCTATAGGATCTGTAGATTTACCATAATCACCATGAATAGCATAACCAGTATACATTTCATCTCCGCCGTCTCCAGAGTAAGTTACAATAGTTCCTCTTTCTCTCATTACTTTATTCATATAGTAATATGCAGGTGTTGATTTATTAAACACTGGCAGCTCTATACTTGACAAAGAATCATCTATACTTTCGTAAAAGTTCTGAGGAGTTATCATTACCTCTTCATGATTAAAATTATATTCCTCTGCCATCATAGAAGCAACATCTGCGTCATCATTAACAGCGGCTGTAAAAGTTCTATATCTGTTGGTAAATGTATTCTTCTCTTTAAGATAATGTGCAACGGAAGTAGAGTCTAAGCCACCAGACAAAAACACACCTCTTTGTCTGATACCTACTCTACTTTTAGTAATAGCTGCTTCTAGCTTATCGTTAAATTCTTGCTTAGTATAATTTTTATTACCAAACTTTTCATTAGACCATAAGTTACCTGTATGCATACTACCACTAGAGTATACTAGAAATTCACCTGGACATAGCTTGTAACACCCATCTATGAGTGTTAGATATCCTGGAACATAACCAAACGTGTTGTATAAAGCAAATGCATACGGATCTAATTTTTTATTCTCTACTTCTAAAGCATGTATAGATGAAGAGAAAATTAATTCATCTGCATTGTGTCTATAATACAATGGTTTGATACCAAAATGGTCTCTACAAATTGTAGTTACACCATCTTTATGAAAACCAAAAGCCCACATTCCTTCACAGCGTTCCATAAATTTAACACCGTAATGATATAGACCTTTAATTAGAACTTCAGTATCTGTTCCTGATTTACAATTCCATTCATCAAGCTCTTCATAGTTATAGATTGCTCCGTTAAACACTAATAAACTATCTTCATAAACATATGGTTGCACAGAGCTTTCAACATCAGAAAATATTGCTAAAAGATTATGACCAAAAGTAACATACTTATTAGATTTTACATCAGAGCCATCCGGACCTCTTCTATGTGTAAACTCCATCATCTTTTCGATTCTGGATTCTTGATTTGGTTTTGTAATTCCGTTTATACCGCACATATAAATATAATATGAAAAAGCGAAAAAAAGTTCCTAAAAAGGTTCATAGAGTATATTGCACTTACTTTCCAGATGGCAGATATTATATAGGTTATTCTGGTAAACCTCAAAAACAATTTGACAAATACTTTGGTTCTTCTACTATAGTAAAAGAATTTGAAGGCGAATTAACTAAAGAGGTTATAAGAGAATTTAGTGCAAAGTCACATGCTAAGATGCAAGAGTTTTTATTGCAATGGAAATTTAGAGATGACCCACTCTGTTTAAACGATATGTTGAACATAAGGTTAAGAGCGAGTCATCTCAAAGATTTTAGAGAAGTTGAGGATTGGCATCCATCATCGATTCTGCAGCATCAATTTTGTCTCGACAATCAGCAATTTTAGCTAAAAGCGTATCCATCTCTTCTGCATGTTGAGGATGTTCACCAATACCAACACTATGTTTCATATAAATGCGAACAGTAGCTTGAGCTACAGCCATTTCACCTTCATACTGTTTAATAAGCGCTTGTAACATTTCCATTACATTGCGTTCCTTTTATCTTGAATTTCTGCTCTTCGAGATTTACATAGTTTTGCAATTTCTCCTAGAGCTTTACGAGTAGTCGTTGAAGCACCTTTAATTCCTTTTTCTTCGAATCGTTCTACTTCAGCTAGATAATTTTCATACTGTTCTTTAATTTGTTCATGTAGTGTCATGCCGCATCCTTTTCATATCCACCCCAGTTACCTTCTAATCCATTAGCTGAATACTCAGTAACTCTTTTTTCAAAGAAATTATCATGAGAGGCACCATTTAGGACCCAGTCAAGCCATGGAATAGGATTATCTTTTGCGTTAAATTTTGGTTTCATACCTAACTGCAAAAGTCTTCTATCAGCAATATGTCTAATATATTGCTTTACTTCTTTCTCTGTAATACCTTCGATAAAGTTACCTTTAAACGCTAGTTTAATAAACTTATCTTCAAGAGCAACAGAGTCTTTAGCCATTTGATAAATCTTTGACTTTAGTTCATCATTGACTACCTTAGGCTTTTCTTCTACAAAGGTTCTAAACAATTTTGCATTACCTTGTACATGCATTGTTTCATCACGGATAGACCATTCGACAATAGTACCCATACCTTTCATTTTACCATACCGCTGAAAATTGAGCAGCATTACAAACGAAGCAAACAATGACATTCCTTCGTTAAAGACAGATTGTGCTAGAGCAAGAGCAAGACCTTGGTGTGTAGATACATTATTATCTTGCATGTATTCAATCTTATCTGCCATTTCTGAATACTCTAGAAACTTATGAAAGTCGTCTTCTGGTAAGCCAAGAGTATCGTTAAGAAGAGCGTATGCTCTTTGATGCACACCTTCTCTATTTGCAAAAGAACCAAGCATGTTTCTTACTTCGTTATTCTTAAATTTAGGAATTAAGAAGTCATGATAGTTAGCTCCTACCTGTACATCTGATTGTGTAAACAATCTTAAGATATGAGTAATAAACTCTTTCTCTTGTTCATTGAGTTTAGTTTTCCAATCCTGAACATCTTCTGATAGTTCAGCTTCATCTTCGACCCAATGAATTTCTTCATGTCTTTTGACTAGTTCAACAGCCCAAGGGTAATTAAATGGTTTATACGTTTTTGATTCTTCAAGTAAAGTCATCAGTCATCCTTCTTTTTTGATGGTTTCTTCGCAGGTTTATCATCAACAACAATAGCTTCTTCTAAAATTTGAATACGTTGATCCATTCTCCAGATAATAGAAGATAATTTATTCAAAGTTAATTTATCAGCATTACCTTTAAGGGTAACTCTATCGATTTCAGCTTTTAATTCTTCAGTATATGTAGACATTTTATCTCCTTATCCTTCACAAGCTCTACACTCGTCACTTTCTTCTAAAGCAACGCCAGTATTAAAGAAAGTCATCATTTCATCATAACTTCCTATATAATCTCCATTATAGTAAATTTGCGGGACAGTTTTTACATCTCTTCCTGTAACTTCTGCCGCAGTTTTACCTATTTCTTTAATATTAACAAATTCAAATTCAATTCCTCTCATGAGGAATTCTTCTTTTGCCATTTCACAGAATGGGCAATCGTCTTTACCGTATATGGTAGTACCTTTGTAGTCTTCCAACGCAACACGCTCGACTTTGTCTGCAACAGTCTCAGCACGAGATTTTGCTTCTGTCCGTAAGTAATATAAACCTTTGAGACCATTTGACCAGGCTTTAAGATGTACTTTATTAACATAGGCTCTCTCGCTTCCAGCAGGGAAGAAAAGATTAACTGATTGACCCTGGCATATAAATTTTTGCCTCGCAGCTGCATGTTGTACAACCCACATTTGATCGAGTTCTTGCGCAGTCTTATATACATCTTTTTCTTTAGATGATAAGAAGCTGAGGTGCTGTACAGAGCCTTTCTGTGTAATGATTGATGACCAAGTCTTATCATCGTCTTTATCATATTTTTGTAAAACTTTCTTTAAATGATTATTTTTAACTAAAAACGATCCCGCACGAGTTCTATGTGTATATGCATTCGCTTTCATCGGCTCAATGCTAGGGCTAGTAGAAAGAATGATACCACTAGAGGCGTTGGGAGCGATTGCCAAAAGGTGCGAATGTCTAAGACCAGTTCCAATACCATCTGGATATTCTCCTCTTTCAGTTGCTAATTTTTTAGATTGCTTGACTGCATTGTCTTTAATAGAGTCAAACATTACTATATTTTTTACGTTTGCTGTTTCTGATTCCCATGGAATGTTTTGTGATTGTAAGTATGAATGGAATCCCATAGCACCAAGTCCGATTGACCGTTCTCTCTCCGCACTAAACCGCGCTCTGGAAATAGCATCCGGCGCATTTTCGATAAAGTATTCCAACACATTATCAAGCATCGTAACAAGATCGGCGACAATACTGGTATCTTTCCACTCCTCGTACAACTCCAGATTAAGAGAAGACAGACAGCAGACAGCAGTTCTGTCATGAGATGTAGGTAAATGTATCTCGTTACAAAGATTAGATCCATGAATTTTTAATCCTAAATTTTTCAGGTTGGAAGGTAGGTCATTATTAGCAGTATCAATAAAGTTAAGATATGGCTCACCTGTTCTGAACCTAATCTCAATAATACGTTCCCACAATTTTCTAGCATTAACTGTCTCCTTTACTGAGTTGTCTTTAGGATCTTTAAGATGCCATGGCTCGTTATTAAAAACACAGTGCATAAATTCATCTGAAATGTTAACAGCATTATGCAAGTTAAGAGCTTTGCGTTGAACATCTCCGGTAGGAATACGCATGTTAATAAATTCCATAATATCAGGATGAGAAACATCCATATAAGCAGCGTAAGAACCTTTGCGTGTTCTACCCTGTCTATACGCAATCATATCAGCATCTACTGTATGGAGAAACGGCATAGGACCTGGAGCAATATCACTCACGGTTCTTACATCGCTCCAATGACCACCAACACCGCCGCCATAGATAGATAACCATCTAAGTTCAGAGCTATGACTTATAAGACCTTCTAAAGTATCTGGTACATATGTAAGAAAACAAGAGATTGGTAACCCTTTATCTTTCTTAATACCATTAGGAGCGTTTGAAAGAACTGGTGACGCAAACATAAACCATTTTTTACTTGAGTAATCATACAAACGTTGAGCTAGCTCATAATCTGTTTCACCTTTAAAGGTCGACCAAGCGATTGCGGCGCGCCCATAAGCATCTTGAGGAGAAGCTTCTCCTTCATTCATATAAAAATCTTCTAACATACCTACAGCGTATTCTGTGAGATTCTTGTCTCTTGTATAATCGATTTTTAATTTACTGTTCATTATATCTTCTTCCATGCGTTAAATTTTATTTTAGCTGCGAGACCAGCGTAGGTATTGCGTTCAACCACAGATTGAACATCAACACCTTTAAGTACCATGTCGTTTATGTCTTTTTCTTTAATATGATCTGGCCAAACAACTGTCTTAAATCCTTTGTCAATATATCTCTCCACCTTGTCAACGATTTGCTTGTTCCGTGGCTCATTATCAAAGCATAGGACAGCGTTTGAAATGTATTTATCAGATAACCCATCACTTCCAGCCATAGCAACACAATTTTTTAAAAATAAACTGTCTATAGGACCTTCAACACATATAAAAGTTTTTGTAATATCGACTTTATCTAAACCAAACATCTTATCTTCTTCTTTATCAAACATAAGCGTAATATATCTTGGTTCAGAACCATCTAGAGATCTTCCTTGCAATCCGAATAACTGATTGTCACTATTATAGAATGGAAGTATTAATCTTTCTGATGAAACCGTCTTAATGCCGGCATATGCGCTAACCTCTCCAAAGTCCGGACAGTAATAAAGCTTGCTGTAAGCATCAGAAGGGAAGTTTCTAGACCGTGCATATTGTACGCTGATATGGTTATCAGGAAGATCAGATAGAACCGAACAAGAACGTAGCACAGAGCTATAGTTGACGGCGACCGACTTACTAGCCCCTGTATCCCTGCTATCATCATTATTATTGTTAACATATCTTTTTACCTTATCTTCGTCTAAATGTCGTTGACAATGATGACATAAAAACATACTTTTATCTTCGTAAGTATACACGAAAGCATCTTTGCCACAATACGGGCAGGTACCTTCTTTTACACTCTCGCTGATAGTTCTAAACATAAAGTTATTATAACTGTTTGTCTAGAATCTTTCTGAGATCTTTGCGTTTCTTGATTTTTTTATTACCCAGAACAGGGTCAATACCAGCCATTCCTGTAGCATTAACTTGAGCGTTAGTACCTGCGCCTGACATAGCGCCGCCAAAACCAGCACCAGAATACATTTCATACATAGCATCTTCCCAAGCGTCCATAAAACCTTCTTGAGTACTAAGATCATATTCAACAGGAGGAATAATCTTATGACGTTGCATTTTCTCTACTAACAAATTAGATGTTTCGTCATTAGAAGTACTCTTTACGTGTTCTTTTAACAACGCTAACGCTGCGATATAAGATGCTAATTGTGTTTTACCACCAGGTACTTTAGCAAGCAATCTTTTAAGATTAAAAACCATTCTATCTAAAAGAGTAATAGTTTTTTTCTGATTAGCCGTTCTGTCACCTGGTTTAATTAAAATTCTACCGTTTTTATCTATAACACCTGCTTTAAACGCAGCTGTTTTATTGAAAGGAGTGGTTAACTTTCTAAGTATTCTAAAAATAATTACCGTGTCTACTACGTTATTGACTGCCATTATCCATCTCTTTTAATATTTTAGCTGTATACAAATCAAATTTTATATCTGGCATTTCATTTACTAATAAGAATCCAAAATAATTTAAAACTGTTTTCATTACCGCTTTTTCTTTCTCAGAAACATTAAACATTAATATTTCTTTAGCTGCGTGCAAATGAAAACTATTTGTAAAACATAATATATGGTTACATAATAATCTAATATTATCTGACTTCTGCGCTGCAAATTTCTTAGTCAGTTTTTTCGCAAGTTTGTGTCTATTTAAGTCGTCTTCAAATTCTTCTTTACTTAGACACGATTCTGATCTATAATATTTAGCTGCGTAAATCTCCAAATTGCTATCGGTTAGAACCATCGTCCCTTACAGTAATCTTTGGCTTAGTGTTAAGTTTTTCTTTCTTTCCAGAGAGTTTAATAGGAATAGCTTTAGGATCTGCTTCTCCGTCTACATCTTTTTTACCTATAGATATCTGAGACCCTGGTGCTTGTGTCGGGTCAACTGGAGGACCTGGAGGAGGCATGTCATCTTCTGGGGGCATCTCTTCTCCTGAGGTATCATAATGAGTTTCTGTTCCAGAACCATCTGCATTCTTTTTAACTTCTTTGGAAATCTTTTTTTCTTCTTTAGATTTGTCGTTAGGATCTTTACCTCTAGAAATCTCAGCGCCATCGTTAATTTTCTCTGAAATCTGTTCTTCTAAGAATGATCTAAAGTTTGAAAGAGTACCAAATTGTTTTACAATATTTTCGTCCATAATTAATCCTTATGTTAACTATCTATTTATTAACCAAAGAAGTCTTCTAGCGTATTTTGCTTTTCTGGAGTCCAACCAATCGGATTGAGAATAATTTCCATAGGCTCAATAATAGCTTTAGAGAATTGCTTTTCATAATCAATATACTTTACAAAGTCAAACTCTTTAGGTACTGTATGATTAAATGAAAGTACATTAGTACCAATATTATTAGGTTCACGAAGGTAGATAAATTTACCTTTCTCACCATCTTTCATAGATTCCCAATCATTCTCTAGTTTATACTTAGTAAGCAAACGATTAAAGCTGATAGCACCTCTAATATGAGGAGGAGTACCTTTACCAAAACCATTAGCTTGAGTCATTTTAGTAATATTATTCATCGTTCTAGGAAAAGCAATATCTTCAAACCCCATATCTAGAAACTTATTCTTAAAGTCTAAAATATAACTTTGAACTGTAGTTTCGTCTTTAAGTAGAGTTAACCTGATCATAGTAAGTAAAGCTTCTCTACAAGATTGAGGAGTAGAAGAGCGAATAGCATCTAGACCTTGAATCTTAAGTTTAGGATCATCGCTAGGCATTCTCACACCTTCCATATCCCAAACACACATAGCATAGCGCTTCTTAGCTGTCCAGAAAGCAGATGAGGCTATAGCTTCTCTCTCCATAACCATCTTCTGATCCATAGCGTTTAAGTATTCTTTTTCAGTTTGAAATCCTTTTTCAAGCACACCTTGTATCTGATCTTTAGCAATTTTATCTAATATATCTACAACTTCTTCAGTAGACTTATTTGCAAAAAACTTATCAACTAGAGGCTGACAGTTAAGATAGTTAGAGTCGGTATCAATAGCAATAATATAATCGACATCAGTCGTTTGCATTACTTTATTCATCCATTTGTTAATCTCGCGTTCAGCGACTTGAATAATCAACTGACCAGATAGAGTAATAGACTTACCGATACGCTGATCGTACCATCTAAAATACTTGTTTACAAACGCGCCATAACCTGAGTTAAGAAGAATCTTAATCACATATTGACGTAGATTTTCTAGAGAAGCATCTTTACCTTCACGTTGCTTTTTAAGCATAGCTTGCTTGACAATCTTACGTTCGTCATACAATTTACGCATTAGACGTGGTATTACCCCTTCAGAGACGTTGGAGAACGTGTATCCCGAACCAGATACTGACAATCCTTTAGGTGCTTTATAGGGCTCATGAGCAAGGAACTTCTGAACGCGTTCCATATCTCCATCCATTGGCCAGACCTGATGCTCAGGTTGAAACGTCTCTGGAGAGATATTAAACTGCATGATAAGGTGAGGGTATAGAGAGTTTAAGTCAAAAGACATACACCATCCATGTTTACCGACCTGAGGTTCTTTAACATGACCACCAGGTATCTGACCAGTCGATTCAGCAGAACTAATATGAAAATGAGGAATAATTCTATTACCTTGTAAGTCTTTATTGATAAGACTATCCCAAGTTCTAACAGTAGAGTTTACTTCACCATAGTTGATACAAGCCATATATGCAATCATAATCTGCGCGTCGATAAGACCTAGCTTTTCATCGAGACGTTTGACCAAGTTAACGTCTTGAATATTGTAGTCAATAAACTTCTGAAAGTTCTCAAAGTAAAGCATATGTAAACCAGATACTTCTGAGTAGTCTAACTTTCGTTCACCTAGTTCTACTGATGCGATGAAATCAAGTCTATATGACTCTTGAATCTTAGTCTTACGATACCGATCAATGTAGTCAATCTGATCTACACCATCAATATTGATAGCAATTTCTTCACCTCTTTGAGTGTTAATATTACGCAAGCTTGCTCTACCCCAAGGAGAGAGTTTATGACCACCTATACCCATATTCTCTAAGCGATTATAAAGGTAAGGAAAGTCAAACTTCTCAATATTCCAACCAGTAACAATATTAGGAGTAAACTTATGCCAATACTGCAAGAACTTAGATAGTAAATCAGTCTCAGTTTTACAGTTAACATAAACAACCCTAGACTTTAACTCTTCTGGAAGCTCAGAGTTTTCTTCTGACCAGTCACCTTTAAGTCCAAAAGTAATAAATTTATCTACTTTAGAGTCATGAATACAGATAGCGGTAACAGGGTACGCAGCATCTTTAGCTTCTGGAAAACCTTCAGTAGACGTAACCTCAATATCGATATTGAAGATTCTTAGGTCTTCTTTCTTCCACTTATTAACTGCGTCACCATAATTCTCTAGAGAATATTGTGATTCGAATCTAGGAAAACCGTAAATTTTTAAGTTAGAGTCTTTATGCTCAGCTGAAAAAGTCCAAGCATCATTCATATTATCAAAGTTTATAGGTTTAAGATTCTTACCAAAAAGGTTTTTATAACCATAATCTTTAGTATGTTCGACATAAAGAGTTGGTTCGTAACGTACTTTGTCACGAACCTCTTCTCCGTCTCTTATACCTCTAACAAGTAGTTTATCACCACGGCGAACAATATTTGTATAATAATCCATAACTATATTATAGTCTAATATGAACTCTTTTTACCAATAGTGTAATTTTGTTTTAAGATGTATTCGTTCTTTTTTGAGAAAGGAACTATTTTAACTCTGTTAAGAGAACTTGGTTCTGCTTTAGTTTTTTCCATTATTTCACACAGTCCCCATTCTTGCAATAACTTAGCGATAGCATTTCTTCTTTCTATATCGTCTAAAGATATATTAGTTTTTTCTACACCATCTATTTTAAATAGTTCTTTAAAATGGCAAATATAATATTTACCTTTTTTATGAAAAAGATGACAGGTTTGCACAAGTTTTTTATCTCTTGAAGAGATACCTATTCTTGTTAACGTTTCAACGATTTTGAGGAAGTCATCTTTTTCTCGCAATCGCACTTCAAGTAAATTATCTAACATTTTTATCTTCCATAACTAGAAGACCCGCATGTTATTTATTTACCTCCTTTTCTAGTTTCGTACCAAGTTTTAATTTGTTCTAGTTGTTTAGGTAGAAGTATTTTCTCATATTGTTTTGCTACCTTGTATGAAACTTTAAAGTATTCCATAATCATATCTGTATCTTTAGTAGTCAACTTTTTAGCCCATTTAGCAAAATAATTTTTCTTAGGAAGAGAATGATAATAGAAATCAAACTGCGCTTTGTCTTCTAGCTCAGAGTACTTGTTTAATTCATTAGCGAATAAAACAGTCTCAGAACGTTGACTGTAACCTAGATTAGTTAAAAAAGAACTATAACCATCAAATGATTCAGGATACTTTTTATTACTAATATAATTCATGTACACAAACGGAGAATCCTTATCATCTTCTTGATAAGGTTTTTCTTCATGTATAATTTCTCCAAAGAGATCAATCTGCATTAAATTTTAACCATATTTTATGAAGCACATAAAACCAACAACCGTTTATTGCAGGTTCAATTAAAGCTACTGTGCCTGCTTCAAATAAACTAGCACCGGTAAAGGTTGTTACAACTGCCATTGCAATTACAATATGACCTAATGTATATACAACAGCTAATGCTGCGCTACTATTCTTAAATACACCTAATATACTTTGTGTTATTTCCATTGTACACTCTTCATTACCTCTACTGAAAACGCAGCAAGGTTTATCTCTTGTGAAGCTACGAAAGCAGCTCTGTGTTGATATTCACCCATTATTAATATGAGTTCGGGAATAGACGCAGGCTGAACTAGATCACTTATATTACTATACAATTCATTAAACAACACATCAGCGTCAGGGTTATCTGCAATCCATTGTCTTACAGACTTAAAATCTTTCTTCTTAAGAAACTCTATAAAGTTTTTAACCTTAGAACTATCTACCACAGCAAGTATACCCGTATCAATTACACCAGATATGTTTGCATAACGTTGTAGTTCGTTTAATACTCTTCTATTATCAGGAAAGTATCTTTTAATAATCTCTAAAACTACCGGTGTATTACTCTCTACACCTTCAGTTTTTAGAATAGATATAACTCTTTTAGCAAATTCAGCTTGCAGTTTAGGCAACTCAGACTTATCAATAGTAAAGTCAACTACTGAACAACGAGAGTGCAAAGGTTGAATTATCTTAGCTTTAAAGTTACAAGTAAGAATAAAACGGCAAGATGAAGAGAAGGATTCAATCAAATTGCGAAGAGCAGCTTGTGCTTCAGGTGTGATGTAATCCGCTTCATCGAGAATCACAACCTTCACCTTGCCGTTTGTTGACATGGTAGATGCAAATGAACTAACTTGCTGTCTTACCATATCGATACCACGCGATTCAGAACCGTTGATTATAATATAATCACAGCCCATCTCATTACAAAGAGCTCTAGCAACTGAGGTCTTACCAGTACCTGCCCCACCAGAGAGCAAAAGGTTAATGATCTCTCCTTTATCTCTAAGGGATAAAAATACTTTCTTAATACTGTCAGGAAGAATACACTCTTCTACAGTACTAGGTCGATATTTTTCAACATAAAGAAAATCGTTCATTATAACCTCATCGCGTAGTATATAGACTTATTATAGAATTTTACCGTGCTTTTTTAACCACCAAAGAGATTTACCAGTCTCTTCTTTAGCTTGTTTAAGCGTTTCATAGACTTTACCGTCTATTTCAATAGCAACAGCATTACCTGTTACTACTCCTGATTTACCTAAAGAATTAAAATCTTTAAATGTAGACTGCCATTTTTTATCTAGATCATTCTTCATCCTTATCTCTCATTTTTAAAAGCTCTAAAAGTTGCATAGGTACTAATAAATGTATTTTATAGTTACCTACCATATCATCTTTTTTAACAGATTCTTTTAATTTTTCTAATGTTTCAATCGCTTCACTAACGCTTATTTCAAGTAATTTTTTATGAATATCTTTACCCGATTCAATATACTTACTAGCTGCAAAATGAGCATCATAAATTGAACCTTCTAAAGCATCTCTTTCATCTTTTTCAAGAGCCATATTTACCATCCGGGAGTAACGCTATAAAGTAATCAATACCTTGCGCGCCAGAGAATCTAGCAAGCCCTTTTGAGCATACTTCAATATCATAATCATCCATAATCATTTTAAGCTTCTCTACTGAAATAGATAAGTTATAATCAACATCGTGACTAGCTACCTTCTCAAAAGCAAAGTTATTAGAGTTAGGAACACCTTTATCATGAATAATAATATCACCATTAGTAAACGTAAGCGTAGATGCGTTGTTAGCAGATGCTGCTCTAATAGCTACACCCCATTGCTCTTTTTGCATCGAAGCTTTTACTTCTACAGACGGTAACGTAACTCCTTTTTCAGGAGGAGAAGTAATAACAGCAGGATCGGCATAGTAATATTTTTGCTTCATCTTACCTTGAGAAATAATAACTTGACCGTCGTTAAACTCAAAGTCAGGGTCTTCAAATAGACTTACTACACCTAGAAACTCATTAAGGTCATAAATCGCAAAACCTTTCTCAAAAGTTTCTTCAACTGTAATCTTTGCAAAGATATCTTTTACATTAGAGATAGTCTCAATTACACTACCTGGCTTTACTACAATTGATTGATTGATAGCAGCAAAGTTCTTTAACACTGCTAGCGTTTTTTTGGAAAGTTTCATTTAATTTTCTTCCTTCGTTTTCTAGTTACCTTGCTTTCTATTATAGGCTGTTTAACCTGATCTTTTCTTAAACCATCAGGATAATATGCAGGAACTACAGTAACCCATTTAGTTTTATTCTGTTGACCTGATCCATAAGAATTAGATATCCAATCTCCATGACGAAGATACCAATTAATATCATTAACATACCCGTACCAGTAAAGATAGCTATCTGACGCTTTGGTCCATTCTTTACTACCATCTTTGAATCTAGACATATCTTTCTTAGAAGAATAAGCTTGTTCTTTAGCTTCTTTTAACCAACTTAAAATATCAGGTAAAGGTTTAAAACATTTTTTATCATCATAGACAACCCAATGATGAGTTTTACCTTTAGCAGGCTTCTTCTTAGCTCTAGCTTTAGCAAGTCTTTCTGTAGCTGCAGCTTTTTGCTCTGCAGTCATAGGTTTACGAGCTTTACGAGTTTTCTTTCGTACAGGTTTCTCAGCATCTAACAAATTTTTTATATTTGCAGACAAATCAACTTTGCTGGTTCTTCTAGCCATTCACACCTCCATATATTATTATTATAAGGTGTTTTGATTATTTTTTCTGATGATTGTTTCGTTCTTCTTTATGAAACTCGATTAGCCACTTAATATCAGTCTTAAGTTCTTGAATATCTGATTGTAAATGTCTAAGATGATTTGATTCTATTGTCCACACACGCCAACCTAAAAAAGCAATAACGCTTATAATTGAGGTAACAAAGATCGATTCATAAAATTCCATAGTAGCTCCGAGAGTTAATAAAATAGTATAATATTAAAATACAGCTATTTTACACAGCAGGAGCTACCTGGACTAGTTATTTATAAGGAGTAAACTCTGGCTCTGTAGAGTCTTCTGCTTCTTCCGTAGAGACATCAAAATCAACACCTTCTCCAACTACTAAAACACATGTTGTATCTTCATCAAAAAATTCTATAAAAGCCCACTGATTGGTGTCTGAATTATACAACATAGCGTACATTTTTGTATAAATGTTATCTTCTACTTTAGCATTCCCTGTAGAAGTAAACAAAGGCAATAGCCCATCTCTATCTAATCTATCAAAGACTTCTTTTGGAGAAGCACATTGAATAGGTTTTTGTGCCCAATACGGAGCAGCTTGTATTTGTGATGTAAAGAACAGGCTAATCAGCGCTGTCAGTATTATCTTCTTTATTGTCATTGATCGATACCACCTTTAAATGACTAGGTGTAGTTTTAGCTTTTTGTTGCTTAACACCTTCTAAATCGACTACTATTCTTGTCAAGATCTCTTCAATATCTTCTGACATATCGTCTTCATTAGATACTTCTTCTCCACTTGATTTAACAGCTACTAGTTTATCTATATATTCATACCCGCTTGCTTTTAAGAAAGTTAACATTGAATTAAGAACATCAATTACATGATTTTTTTCGTTAAATTCGTAAGTAATAGTACTTTCTAATTCACCTTCAATAATACTATCTTTTGTAAAAGTGTAATTTTCAGTAATATAGTCTTGAATTCTAAATTCTTTATCGCTCATTAGATGTCTCCATATACTCTGTTGTGTGTGTTATTTACTCTTACAAATGTAGTACATTTAGATAGTTCTTTAAGTTTTTGAGCACCTACATATGTACATGTACTTCTAATACCACCTAGCATACCCTGAACTGTAGTATTAATAGAACCTTTATAAGGTATTTTAACCGTCTTACCCTCAGATGATCTATACTCAGCAACCCCTCCTGAATATTTATCCATTGCTGTTTCAGATGACATACCGTAAAATACTTTATACATTTGACCATCAGTTGTAATAGTTTCACCACCAGATTCTTGATGACCAGCAAACATACCACCTAGCATTACAAAATCAGCTCCAGCTGCAAAGGCTTTACTAACATCACCAGGGCATGTACACCCTCCGTCAGCAATGATGTGACCTCCAAGACCATGTGCGGCATCAGCGCACTCAATAATGCTACTAAGCTGAGGATAACCAACACCCGTTTGAATCCTAGTAGTGCAAACACTACCAGGGCCAATCCCAACTTTAACAATATCGGCTCCATTTAAGATTAACTCCTGTGTAATATCTGCTGTAACTACATTACCAGCTGTAATAATAACTTCTGGGTTTTGCTCTCTAAACTGTTTTACAAAGTTTATAAATCGCTCAGTATAACCATTAGCTACATCAATACAAACATGTTTAATATAATTTGCAGGTAATTTAGATTTTAACTGCTCCCATTTATGAACATCCATATTAGTAATACCCATAGAGTATACAATATAATCCTGAGGTTCAAAAAAGACTGAATATAAGCTTTCAAGTTCATAATGCTTATGTAAGCAAGTAATTAGTTTATGTTCTTTTAAAACGTTAGCAATCTCGATAGTACCTGTAGTGTCCATGTTAGAAGACATAATAGGAATACCATTCCATACTTGCTTACTATTACGAAATGTAAATGTTCGAGATATGTCGACTTCTGAACGACTTTGCAAAGTAGATCTTTTAGGACGAATTAATACGTCACTAAAATCTAGCTTAATTTCATCTTCTATTCTCATGTTGTTAAGGCTTTCCAGCTCACAGGAGCAATGGGTTTAATTTCTTTCATTAACATTATAGCAAGATCTTGAATTTCTTTCTGAGCATCTTCTTTATTTCTAAGACCTACGATACGCGCTGCTGCTGCTAGACTCCCAGTCTCTACCCATTCAGTATACATACCTTGAGGAAGAACTGCTCTAGCTTGTTCAGGAGCTACACCGTTTTTAATCATAGAATTGTACGAGTCTAAGCAGTGTCGAACAGCATCTTTATACATATAACCAACTCTATCTAGTTCAGATTCAGAAAAGAAACTTGTATCAGATGATCCTTGCTTTTTATTTTCTGGTCGTTTACGCCACAGCCTAGTTTCATAAAAAGCAGGTTCATCATCTACATACCTGCGTGAAACTTCGTTGCGCGTAATTCCAATTTGATGTTTAAACCATTGCCGAGCTACAAAAATAGGAGCGCTAATTCGTACCTGGTATTGTACTTGACTAAACGGAGTCCAATGATTATGACTTGCTAAGTAATTAATTAGTTTCTCATCTCTTTCTGAGAACTCTTGAGCTTCTTTTGCAAAAGAAACTCTAGCAGCATTTACTACATTTAAATCGCTACCTAAACTATCAATCAGGGTTACTTTCAATTCTTCTCTCCACAATTTCGTCTACTAAACCATATGCTAATGCTTGTTTAGCCGTCATATAATTATCTCTTTCCATATCTTGTTGAAGAGTCTCTAAAGTTTGAGGTGTATGTTTTTCATATATACCTGTAAGAACTTCTTTCCATCTTAACAACTCATTAGCATGAATAAGTACATCTGTAGCTTGACCAGAAGCTCCTCCTAAAGGTTGAT